TGTTATATCAGATGCCTGCATATTTTGGCGGATAAGACTTAACTCATCTTCTAGAGCTTCTTTATTAGCAAATCCTTTATTTAAAGATTCCTGTGCCTTATTAAGGGCTGCTTTAGTTTGATCTACTTGTTTATTTGCTTCTTTTAGTGCAGTTATATTTTTCTTCCATTGATTTTGATATTGTTGTAATCCTTTGCGTCCGGTTTTTATTGTTTTAGCAAATTCTGCAAACTTCTTAACGCTTTTCCCTAAAGCGGTAGTTAAATTAAGTATTGCTTTCTGATTTTTTGCTAATATAAAAGATAATGCTCCTAATACAAGACTTACCGAACCTCCTCGTTGACTAATAGTTTGTAATACATTAGACAACATATTTAATACTCCTATAAATAACTCACTGTTAGTTAAAGTTGTTAAGAAATTTTGCCAACTATTTGTCAATGTATTTATAGCTGCATCTAAACCTTCCATTGCTTTAGCATGCATCAGTGCTTGTTGTCCTGCACTATTTTCAGATATAGAAGTTAATTCTAACGCTCTATCCCAGTTTTGCATTAATGCAATGAAACGAGATTGTTGACGAGTACCGGCAATTACTGTTCCTAAATATGCTTGAGTATTTCTGTCTAAAGTATTCCATTTAGGACCTAACTCACTTAAAACATCATCTAGATCTCTTAATTGATTTTGAGAATCTCTTAATGCTATACCAACTGATTTTAATGCTGTCTCAACTTGGTTTACATCAGTTTCTCCGTCTTCTGATGTTCCACCCATCTTAACTTGTTGGAAACGAGCCATAATTGTTTTTAATGATGTACCAATGTTTTCTGGTGCTTCACGAGTAACTTCTTCCATGGTTGCAATATAAGCAAGATATCTATCCATGCTAACACCAGCTTGATTAGCTTGTGCTGCAGATTTTTCCATGGCTGTAGAAATTTCTTCAATTGACGCTGCAGATTTTGCTGCTACGGCATTTAGTTTATCGGCTACATCAATAGCATGTTCTACTCCAATTTGGAAACCATTGATAGCTGCTGTTAACTGGTCAGCCGCAGTAGTAACGTCTTCTCCAGCTACTTTAGCAAATTGAGCTGTTACTTCTGTCATGGTTAACACTGATTCGGTGTCTAGACCTTGTTGGAAGAAAATAACTGATGCTTGAGCTATGTCATCGATCGCCATTCCGGTCTTTTTAGATAAATTAATAAAATCATTTGTTAAAGACTGAACTTGTTCTCGACCAAAATTACTAACTATACTAATTTCGGTTAAAGCAGCATCTAAAGATTTATAGAATTCCCAAGAAGCGCTAATTAATTGTTTAAAGTAATGTGCTAAACCTGCGGCACTTAATGAAATACCAAATTCATTTAATACGCTCTTAACACTATTTAAAGCCTGTTCTTCTTCTAAAGCGAACTGTACAACCTTAGCGCTTGATTCTTCAGCCGCACTACCCATAGCCTTGTTTGCGTCTCTTACATCATTACTACTTTTTTCTATTACTTTTAACTCTTCACTAACTTGACGATATTGTTCTGGTGTAATTGTAATATTTTGTTGTTCTTTAATATCTGTTTTAGTGCTAGCTATTTTATTTGTTAAATCACCACTATCAATAACATCTGACATGCCAAGTTTTTCAAAAACTTTATTAACCGCTTCTTGGCTTGCTACTAAATCTTTATTGGCCTCAATAATTTGAGGAATCATATCCTTATACTCAGATAAGAAATTTAATTCTTTCCTAGTTAAGTTTTTCCCCTTCTTTTGATTTATTCCTTCTGCCGTAGCGGCTTTTTTGCTTATTTCAGCAGGAGTCATACCTAAGCTTTGTTTATAACTAGCTTTTTTACTTTTTAATGTCCCACTCGCAGATTCATAAGCCGTTTTCGCTGCCAATAATTTTTCATATTGTTTTTCTAATTGTTGTAATTTTGTTAAATTGGCTTGATTGCCTTTGCTATTAAAACTACGATTTAAATATTCTTGTGAACGAGCTAAGTTTGCATTAATGCTTCTAATTATTTCTTGGGCATTTGATAAACTCTTTAAAAATTGTGTACGATTTAGTCCCGGCTTAGTTAAAGATTGAGTCATATCACTAAACGCATTTCTTAAATCAGCACTTCTACCCTTTACTCCATCAAACCAGGCATTTAAAGGATTGTTTTTTCCTACTACAGTTTTTAAATTATTTACTTCTGCGTCTAACTGTTTCGTTAATTTCCCAACATTGGCAGTAAAATCTATAGTAAACTGTAATGTTTGGTTACTTTTTTGTCGTCCCATTTACTCTCACCTCCATCCATAAAAAAAGACAACTATTTAGTTGTCTCTACATTCTTAAATTTATTAATTAATTCTTCCATTTTTGTATTTTGTATATCAATCTGTTTTTCTGCTTTAGGTTTATTAACTATTGTATTAGCCACATCTTTCCCTCTTTGAAATAAAACATTAAACTCTTGATCGTTTAGATTAGCTAATAACTCTAATATTTGTGCAACTATGCCAAGGAAGCTGTGTTCATCCTCTTTTTTATCGTATATATAAGTATCTAAGATTTCTACAATATCATTAAAAGATTGTTTCGCTTTTTCATCTTTTAAGATTTCCATAAAAACTGGTTCTACATTTTCTACCATTAAAGTTAATAAATCTTGATTGGTAGAATTGTTTAAAAATTCTATAACATCTTCTTCACAACTTTCTTGAACAAATGCTAATTGAGCGTATAATAAAACTTCACTATATAAAGCAATATCTTTATCCTCAATCATATTCATAGTTTGTAAAGCTACTTTGTGTTTAAAAGTAATTAATTCATAATTGTTATTCTCTCTTATTGTAAATTTCATATCTTTTTCCTCCCTATTTATACTGACCTTTACGACCATACCATAAAGAACCTTTTATAGTAGTTTTATTTAAATGTTTCATAACTACTTCATTAAGACCCTGGTTAGCCAAGTTCTTCATTCCTTCGCTGTATTGGGTGCGATCAATCAGTTCCATTTTATAATTTTCATACAACTTTTCAGCTGTCTCTTCTATATATGTTTGTGATAATAATGGTGGTTCTGTTAAATAAAAATTCTGAGGGTCTTGTAATATCTCACTACTAAAAACTACTTGTCCTGAATTTTGTAATGATATAAAGGTTGGATATAAACCCTCAAGCTTATTTTTCAATAATAACACACATATAATATCATATAAATTAGTAGTAACATCATCACCATCTATATTTAACTGTTTATCAGCTATGTGAATATTGTTTAAATCGGTTTTATAATCAAATTTCCAATCCGTTGCAGGCTTACTTAGTTGATACTCTCTCCCACCATACTTAATAGTAGTGTCACGATAAGTATTCGATGGAAATTTCATAACAAAGTCATACTTCCAGTCATCAGATTCTTCCACTCGAACTTCGGTTTTACCATATTCTTGAGTAATATAATCTTGTAAGATTTTTTCTCCTACTTCTTCCCATACAACAGGTAATAATCGATCATTTACCCAACCTTGCATATAATCATATAATCCATGGATTTGTTCAATGCGAGCTTTTGAAATTGGATGAGAAGGTTTTTTTAAATCTTCTCCGGCCAAATAAGTGCCATCTGGCTTTTTGATAACATATTTACCATAAACTTTGAAAGGCACGTCGTATTTTTGCGAGTTTAAATTTTTAGAACGTTTTAAAGATACTCTGCTATCATAACCGGCACCAAATTCTTCAATTATGCGGCGTAAGAATAACCAGTCATTACTTATAGACAGTAAATCACTATATTTTCCATCCTCATTATTTTTATTTAGTTGAGCCCTCCAGTCAGCTGCTATGTCACGTTCATGATTAACTGCTTTTTCATACAGCGCCCTTGCTACTTTTTCAAATTCGGGACGAGCGGGTGTAAAAGTTTTAAATTGCATTATGACACCCCATAAAACTTACGCAATATTTTAGTTATCATTTCAATATACCAGTCTTCCCAATCTTTTTCAGACATTTTGTTTAATTGATAGTAATTAAAATATCGTTTATCTCCAACTGGTTGATAAGTCCCTGGGCGATAAATTTTACCAAAATTCTTTTTACTCTTCGATCTGCGTCTGTTGTTCCCCTTAACTGATTTAACATTAAGAGCCTCTTCGTAATACCTAGATGGATTTGCTCCATATGGTAATTCAAATTCATACATAATTCCATTGCGTCCCAATACTCTTTGGGTTAAACTTCTGTCTACCCTTGCATTATAAATACTAATATTACTAGCCATATTAAACCACCGTAATTGTAGCTATATTTCTATTAACACTTTCTTTAGCATCTACAGGAATAGAACATATTTTAATCGGTGTAAATGAAGCCTTTTGACTATCATTAATACTAATTGCTAAATCCATAAATATTTGAACTTTATCACAATGAACACATACTGTATGAATTTCTTCTGTTTCAATATCCACTGCTTTAAAATAAATATCTAGAGCACCAAAAATATTATTGTGTATTTGTTTTACCTCGGTTGTTTTAACATTATCTAACACATATGAATAAACAGCAAAAAAAGAATTCTTGCTTGGTTGATTTAAGCGAACTACATATTTGTCTTGGTCAACATATATTTCATAATCTTGTCCTCTTTTTTTCTTGTTTAATACATCATCTATACTTTCGTATAAAGAGATGTTATGAGGTTCACTTTCCGTTGCTAAATAAAAGTCTGTGCCGTTGATTTTGTCTGGTGTTATCCATTCGGTTCCTCTTAAAGTTGATGAGCCTTGAATATTATTAACTCCATGAATGTAACTCCAAACACTATATAAAATAGAGCCTTCATTTATTGTGAAGTCAAGTTTAGAAGTTAAACCAGAAGCACTTAAAAAGCCTTTTGCATCATTGTTTGCATGCGCCGTAGTCTTAAATTCTAAAACCGATAGGCTTGGATCTTTAATAATCATAATAGGCTCGCCTACTGTTAAATCAGTTCCTGCTATAATAGCTCCTTCTGGAACGGTTAGAACTATTTCACTTACTTCTTGCATTCTAAGTCTTTCTAACATATATATCAACCTCCTCTAACTTTATAGTAGTTTAAGAAGCAACTTTCTTAAATCTATGAGTATTATACCATAAAGTATAAAATTTGTCAAGTATTTTAGGTAAAAAAAATAAGAGAAGCTTACGCTTCTCAATTGTTTATAAATTATTTAACTTCTGTTAAAGATCCGTCTTCAACGTTAACTGTTACTTCTTTAGCTGGTAATGTAGAGTATGAACCATCGTATTGAGCGTTAGCGTCATCTCCTGCTTTACCTTCTTGTGTTAAGTTACGGAAAATAATCATTTGACCAAAGTCATCTCTTAAAGCTTTTCCTTTGAATGAGAATACTACAGCTTCTGTAGCAGCACTTAAGCTGAATGAGAATGCTCCGTCTAATTTTAATCTAGGAATTTCGATTTGGAAAATGTCATTTAAACCAGTAAATTGGTTGAATAACATAGTGTCACCGATGAATCTGTAAGTTCCAGCGAATTTGTCAGCTAATACTGTTAATTCACTTAAATCTCTACCATTGCTATCAGTTAATCCTAATTCGTATTCATAGAATACACGGTATTTTCCAGCGATGTCTTCACCTTCATTAGCGAAGTTGTAGAAATCTGCAACAGCAACTACATTAGAACCACCTTCAACTTTATCAGTTGTTCTAGTAACTGTGCTAACTACACCGTTGATGATTTTACCAATGTATACATAAGAACCTGCTTTAACAGCTTCTGTTAACATGATATTTTCAGCGCCAGTAGCTAAATCGATAATTTCAGTTTGAGTCATAGTAATTTTAGCTTCGTCACTAGCGTTGTTTAATTCTCCACCAGTTAAGATAGCTAAACTTGACATAGTCATAATAGCGTCGTCGAATTGTACGTCGATATTTTTACTATGAGAAATAGAAGCTAAGATAGGGTTACCTTTACCACCTTGGATTTCAGTAACTTCAGTAGTTCCATCGATTGAAGTAACTTGTAAAGTGTCGAAGTACATTACTGGATATTTAGTAATTAAGTCATATAATGTAACGTCACAAACTGTAACGGCAGCATATTTTCTTCCTTGAATATCTAACATAATGTTTTACCTCCTAAAAATAAATTAACTAAGCCAATGCTTATTGTCTTGACTTTTAGCATCTTTAGAACTAATATATGGGCTTAACATAGTGTGTAATTCATAACGCTCTATATCCACATATTTCATTAAAAGATTTGAAAATTGTAACATTGTCATATTATATACTTCGTCAAAAGTATATCGACCGATAGCAACTAATGCAACAATTTGTTTACCAAACATATCGTCTTTACCAGACTCACCATTCTTGATACGATTTAATTTAGCCTCAGCGGCCTTCATCTTTTCAAGCATAGCTTTTTCTCTAGCAGTCATATTTTTGGTCTCTTTGTATTGTTGTTCCTGATCATCTCTTTTTTGAGTTAATTTGGAAAACAAAGATTTTATGGTGAGGAACAAGCCCAAGTCAAGCAACTCGCCTGTTTCACCTTCCCCTATACTTATAGTGTGAGATAAAGGCAAAAACTCAATTTTTTTGCGGAAAAATATTAGGCAAGATTCTACCAGTGCCTCTCTCATTCGAGGAACTGATAATATATACTCAAACCATATAGTATAATCATCTTTATCTCGTGTATATTCATTCTCTTCTGGAATTAGCTCATCTCTCGTAATGGTCCATATCCTTAACAATAAATTATAGTTTTCTTCTCCCATTGTAACAACATCTCGTACGGTTGGTTGATAAAATTTAAGGCGAGATGTTATTTTAATAGGAGTGCCACTTAAAAGCAAACCTAAACTGTTATTATTCATCTATAACTGTTTCGTAAATCATACGGTATCCAATAAGGATATCGCTAAGTTGCGAATTGATAATAGAAGTTAAACGATATTTAACCCCATCAGTTTGTTTCATATCGTCTTTCATAAGATTGTTAATAGCATGGGCCAATTGTAATGGTCTAATACCTTCATTAATGATCCATTGATTACCTGGAGTAAATACGTCTATTGCTAAAACTGCGTTCAAGGTTGTAGAATCCATATCCATATCTCCGCTAATTAATGACACTACAATAATACTGCCCTCTTCTTCATCATATGGTAATAAAGGTGTTCTGCCTATTTGCTTATCGCGCAAATCTTTGGTAACAGCTTTCCCTTGTAAAGGTTTGTCATCTGTATGAACTAATAATTTTTTTAATTCCTGGTTGTTGTTAAAGACAGTAATGATACGATAAATGTCATTATTAACACTTAAAAAACTGTCTGTTTCTTTTCTATCTTTTAATAATATCATATACTATCCTCCTACACAGTTTGAATTAAGATTTCTTTCTTAATTTCTTCGCCATTTACAATAGCAGTAATTACTATTGTTCCTGCATATTTATCTTTAATATAAATGCTTATTGACTTGCCGTCTTCAGCATAAGTAATTGTATGTTTAACCTTACTAAATACTTCAACTTCCCATTCACCTGCCATATCATCAGATAATATATAGTCAGCCGCAGTATTCCATTCAATAAAGTCACTACCTTCAATATAATATTGTGGAGTATCTTCTACGTGTTCTGGAGATACTAATACTTGGAAAGTTTTTGTAACTAGCGGATTACGTTTTAAAGCACATATAACTTTTGCTTCTCCTAAACCACGTCCAATTAACATTGTGCCATTAACCTCAACAACTTCTGGATGTAATGATGTTAAAGTAAAATGTTCCTCAACCTTAGAACCATCCTTAGTAATTGTTACAGGTATATTTTTAATATCGCCTGCATATAGTTGTAAAGGTTCTTCAATATCCAATCTAATATTATAATCCAATTTAGCAGCAACTCCTGTTCCATCTTCAAATACCATATCACTATCTAATAATTTGTCATCTACCATTGATAAGATAGAAACGTTATCAATAGACACGTTATCGATATTTGTAACTCTATACGCCTTTCCTTTTACGATAAAACGCATTTCATTATGAATTGTTAAGTCTTGTTGAATTGCAGCTATCATACTCCAGTCTGTATCATGTAAAACGATATTATCAAACTTATAATTAACATCTGGAGTATATGTTAATGAGTTTGTAGTTCTACCAGAACTAATATATCCTGGTCTTGTTTGTAATGTTCCGTTATCATCAACCCACTTAAGTTCTCCAGTGCATCGATATGCATAACCATTGAATCCTGGTTGTTCTGGACGGAACATTTTTTGTAGAACGATCCATTTAGAATTGTCCCAAGCTATTAGGCTTCCTCTATCTAAGCCAACTTCGTTATAAGTAATGATATTTGCCCTCTCATAATCTTGCGTAGATTTAGTAGATAGAATAGCTGCTTGAGCCGGAGTTTTTATTTCTTTATGTTCCCCGGTAACATCGTCGATATCATAAGTTAATACTTCAATAGAAAAACCATATTGACTATCCTCAATTAAGGAATCAATACTTTCGCGAACCTTGGTATTTACATATTCGCGTTTGTTTTTCCCTTTGAAGTGAACTCTATTCTTGTATTCTTGAAAAGTTGTCGACATAATCTATCACCTCAAATATTGTTTGGCGGAATATACCGAATTCATAGTATTTTAAAGGAACTACTTTTAATAATACAGCAGCCTTGAAATCATCTTCAAACATACCTAAACTGACTTCTCCTAAAAATTCATCATATATTGTTTGCCATCTTTTGTTTTCTTCTCTCCAACAAAGCATTTTATATAAACTAGATATTAAATGCTTATAAATGCGTTCATTACTCATATTCTCTCTCCTTTCTATCTATTTGGATTATAGATAGTTTCTTTTTTAATTGGTTTTTCTGGCTCTGTTCCAACACCTTGGAAATTGCCAACAATACTTACTCTTTTGTAAGTATATTCTGTTTTTGCTTTACGAGCATCAACTAAATATTGTTGATACATATTTGTTAAGTTTCGTAAATTTTCATTTGGTGAATATGTTTTAATTCCTGCGTCAAAATATTGTTGTTCTATTTTTCTACTGTTATTTAAATAACGCTCTAACCATACTGGCTTCATTAAAACAGCTAGCACTTCTATTTCATCTTCTGTCAATGCTTCATAGAAAACACGACCTCTTTCGTCGCGTTGTCTTAAATTATGTTCAGAGATTCTAGCAAAATCATTAATAGCACTTAATAATAATGGATAAAGCGCTGTGTTTAATTGCTCCTCATCTAAAGAAGCCAAGTATTCGTCTTCTATCTTAGATAGGAAACGATCGTAGATTTCTCTATACTCTGTTATTTTCATAATTATTTACCTTTTTTGTTAATAGTTTTTTTTGTTGATTTTTTAGCAGTTTTTTTAACAACTGGTTTTTCAACGATTACAGGTTCTTCAATAACAACTTCTTCTTCAACAGCTTCTTCTACTTCTTCTTCAGTAGTTTCTTCTACTTCTTCAGCAACTTCTTCTTTAGCTACTTCAACTACTGCAGGTTTAATTTCATCTATTAAATATAAATCAATTTCACTTTCATTTAAACCCATATTATATAATTCTTCTCTAGTAATATTACCAATTTTAATATTTCCCTTGTCAAAAATACGTTTGCTTCCTAGTGAGTCTAAAATGTCTTGTAAACTTGATGCACTAATACGCATTTTTGCTCCGGCTTTTAATAAGTAAGTTCTTTTTTGTGTATCTCTTAAACTTACGTAAGCGTCTCCTATATTTTCTATAACAACTGTTCTTTCTGTATTCATTTTCTAATTCCTCCTTAAAAAAGTTAAAAAAATATGAGAGAAGGTCCGTTAAGACCTTATCTCTTTTTGTATATCTATGTTAGTTAAACTATTAGTTTAATTCTGTATTTTCAACAATTCCCCAATAGTTATTAGCAACTACTGCTACGTCAAACATATGTTGAGCTTGAACTTCAACTGAACCATCTTGTAATCTGAATTCGTCGATTAAAGTTCCACCTTCAATACCGATTTTAACTGGTTTTTCTTTTCCAGCTGGCATAATGAAAGCATATTTATCTTCAACTGTTTTAACTGTGTTACTTTCGTCTTCAAAAGATTGTTCTAATAATACGATATTAGCTCCTTTGTAACGTCCTACGTAACCCATTTCTCTAACGTCATCTAAATCTTTCATAGATGATGTTGGAGTAGCAGCCCATCCTGGTTGGTTGAATAATTCAGATGCGAATGCTCTAGTACAATAAATTGTAACTGAATCTCCATAAGCAGCAACTGTATTTAATACGCTATCAAATACTGTAGCATCGAATCCAGCCATTTCTGCTTTGTTAGCAGCTGGTCTGTCTTCAGCGTCGATTGCAGCAACTAAAGCACCTTGAACTTCTTTATAAATACTGTCTGCAAGACCTTCTAGGATGATGTCCATTAATTCAGCCATGTCAACACGACCACATAAGAAATCTCCTAATTCTAAAATAGCAGCTCCAGCGTAAACTCTAGGACTCATAGTGATATCTCTAGTATCTACGTTGAATGTTCTGTAAGTACCATATTCTCCAGCAACAGTAACGAATCTTTTACCACGTGCTACACCTGTTCTTTGTTTGAAAACAATTTTTTCTCCTGGATTAACTGATTGAACTTCAGCAAATGCACCAAATTGAGCGATAACTTTTTTAGGTACTACTACATTAGCGATTTCTTCGATTAATTGGAATAATACGTTTTTATTAGCTCTGTAGTAAGAATAATTGTTGAATGCTTTTAATTCTTCTCTTAATGTTTCATTAACATCAGCAGCAGAATATTCAGCTGGGATTTTACCAGTTGCAGCAGCAATTCCTAATTCGATTAATTTATTTAATTCCATATTCTAGTACCTCCTTAATTATTTAATTACTCTGTAAGACTTAGCGTTTTTAGAACCGTTTGGAAGAGTACCATAAGGCATAACTCCACCAGCGATTTCTACGATACCTTCAACACCTGATAAATCAAAATCAGTTGTGAAAATATCTCCTGCTGTTAATTTGTAAAGTCTTGGTAAGTATTTTTCGCTTCTAGTGTAAATAAAGTTTTCCATTCCAGTTTTTCCATCTTCGTATCTACGAGGATTTGAGAAGTGTAAGTATTTAGCGTCAACACATGATTCTGTTTTTTCTAAAACGATTGTGTCAGTAGCAGCATCGATATAAACGATTTGTCCGTTTTGTAAGCTGTCGATACCTTCAGCTAATTTGCATTGAGCTTCGATTTCTCCAGTTTTACGGCTAGCTACTTTGTTTAATTCAACGATTGAATATGCCATAATTTCTTTACCTCCTAATTACTTGTTAGCTTTGTAACGTTTAACTAAATCCCAAGCTGTGTTTCCTATTTCATTATCAACATTAATATTTAATGAAAAGTTACTTGGAGTTTCTTCAGTTTCTTCTACAACTTCTTCAGCTTCGATTTGTTCTACTAAAGCACTTCCTAGTTCAGCTTTGATTTCTTCTTTAGTTAATTCATCAACTTTTTCAGTTAATGATGCGATTAATTCTTCGCCGTTCTCTAATTTAGTAGAGAACTTAGATATAATCTCTAATTTTTCTTGTCTTGTATATTTATTTAATGCTTCACGAGCAGCATTAAGCTCTTGTGTAAGTGATTCGTTTTGAGCTTCTAACTCAGCTATTTTTAAAGTGTATTCTTTTTCTTTGTCGCAACTATTTTTGCAAACACAAGGATTTTCTCCGCATTCAGGACATTCTTTTTCATCTTCTTTATCATCTTCTTCAGATGCATCATCAGATTCATCTTCTTTGTCTTCGTCTGCAGCGAATTCTGTTTCTTCAGCAGGAGCTTCTTCAGATGAAATTTCTTCAGCAGGTTGTTCTTCAGTTTCAACAGTTGTTTCTTCAACTACTTCAACTTCAGCAGCAAATTCTTCTGCTTCAACTTCTGCTTTAACTTCAGCTTCAGTTTCAACTTCAGCTTTAACTTCATCAACTACTACTTCAGTTTCAGTTTCTTCAGTATTTACTTCTGGTTCTACAACTTCTTCAACTTTTACTTCATCAATGTTTTCCATTTGACTTATACCTCCTTCTTCATTTTCTTGCATGTTATTCATATATTTAGCGTATTCGCTTACCATATGACTATAAGCATTTAAGAATCCGGCATCCTTGAAACAAGGCTCAACGTCTTCTCCTAATACTGTAATTCCAGCGAATTCAGCATTAGTAATGTTATAATACATATGTTCTCCGCGCTTAACCATAGTACCTTTTAATGTAGCAGGATTCAATTCCATAGAAAGTGATTTATTATCACTTAAAATGTTTTTTGCTTCCTCAAAACGTCCGTCCCAAACAACTACATCAACTTCAAGATACTCACGTTCTTTACCGTTTTCGTCTATTTTAACCCATGTTGGATTAGGTTCTAGTGGAACAAATCCAAAAGCAGATTGTCCATCACCATGTCCTTCAAAATCTTCTGTGTCGTAATTATACAACCCGATAATTGGAGTACCTGGTATTGAAGCCGCTAATTTGTAAGCTGCTTCGCCCTCAATAATAGAACGATTTGGGTTGGAACCCATATAAAAGATACGTGCTCTTCCGAATGAAAACATACTATTAACTTTAATTGGTTGTCCAACAAAGTCAACTGAAAAGGTAGCATACTTGCGTAATTCGTTCATTGTAGCTCCCTCCTATTTACTCGCGTCTTTCGCTATCGTTGAGTCTTCTTTTTCATCTTGAGTGACAGCAGGTCTTCCATTTTGATTAGTTTCTACATCACTGTCTTTTTTAGTAGGACTAATACCCTCGGTAGTATTGCTATCTTTACCACTTTGAGTATGCGAACTTTGTAGGGGAACAAGTTTCGTATCAAGGTCTAAGACATCATTCTCAAAATAAACTAGAGATTCAATGTAACGTTGTTTAACTCCCATAGCTATTTGTGGTGCTAATTTAGAAAAACCGAATTGAGCGCCTTTAAGATAGCTATCTATCATTTTCTCTCTATTCTTATAGGATGTCTGTAAATAAGAAAATACAAAATTGGTGTTTTTTATAATTTTTTTTCTACAAATTGTGTTCAAGAAATAGTTAAACCAAATTTCAAGTTGTCGTCTTAAATCTGCCATAAAGGCTTCATCTTTAATTTCACTATATTCCATTGAACCAGATGTTGTTGAGTTAAACATTTCAGCAGATAGACCAGCATCATCAAAGAATTGGTCATAATATGTTTGTAAGAACTCATAGTTTTTAGAAGCATCTCCAGTTTCGCCTAAAGTTAATACGTTTACTTCTTTTGCTAAAGTAGTTAAAGCGTCAACATTAGATTTTTTACCTGCTATATCTCTTAAATTCTTATGGAATTCAGCAGCCATTTCTAAATCTACTTCTGGATTTCCTTCTTTATCAATATCAATGATTTGAACTAATAATTTAGTAAGATTAGTAGCAATATAATCATCTCTTAGTCCTTCAAACTTATCAATACGAGCTAAAGTTTTAACTAAATATGCGAATGGTGGTCTTCCATCTTCTGTTGCAAATGCCATACTATTTTCAGCTGGCACTACATACCATTGATTTCCTTTTTTGTTTTTAAAGTTTAAATAAGCGTTTCTTAATTCTCTTGGATATTGTTTTAATATCTCTTCACGAGTAAGAATATTTTTAGATATTAACTCACTCATTACAGTGTCAATGAATGTTAAATCAATAGCAAATATATTAATAGATGGTGTTCCTGCTGTTCCAATTATTCTACAATAATCTGCAGGTAGTTTAATTGGTTTGTAATATACTGATGCCCCCTTCTTATATTCTTCTAAGAAATAGAAAGTTTCACCTTCAATTAATAAATCTAATAATATCTTAGAACTTAGAGTTTCAACTGTTAGGTCTTCATCTAATGCTCTTAGCGCAGCATTATAATCATTCATTAATTTCTTTTTAGGAATCTTCTTTTCTCCAGATAAAGGAGTAATCATATAATGGTTAAATAATAATGTAGATAAATATTTTAACATTCTGCGATATAATGGATCACCATAGAATATTCTTGAATATGTTCTCCAAGCTTGCTTGTCGTTATGTGGAGTCTTTAATATATCTTCTACTGAAATACGAGGTTCTCTACGTGTTTTTCCTGTATCATAAATAACTGTTCCATTTTTAACTGTGGTTCCCATAGCGGATATAGATTTTCTGAACTCACTCATATTTTCTTTTGAATATTTTGTTATTTGTTCATTTTCCACTTGTTTTTCACCTCCTTTTTCATTAATTTAAAAAACTAAATTGAGCTTTCGAGAAATCTCTATTACGATTTTTCTTATCTTGCTCTTCAACTTCACTGATATAGTAAAGCCCATAAACGAACGCTGATACCAAGTCCTTTCGCGTGCTGTTCTTAATTTTAGTTAATACAATTGTGCTATTAGTATCTAAGCCAGCTTTTAGATTGGATAATTGGTCTTGTAATTTTGTGGTTTGTGCATAAGGAATTAACTTATTAGCCTGTTTAACAGGGTCCATTTTGTTCCAAGACTTATATTTTCCAAAATATCTGCGTGCTTGTCGTTCATTTATTAGTAATGAAACACGTTTTAAACTCAAAATGAGGTGTGCATTTGTAAAACATTCGCTATTAAATTGACGATTTGCTTCAATTCCGTATAATTTTCGCACAGAATTGCGTTTTTCTGTGTTAGAATACTTATTTTTGTTTAAAAAACCATATGGTTGATAATAACCGTCAACTGATTGTTGTTCATCAATTAAATAATCTGCTAAACCAGCACCGGTTCCGTTGATGTCGAGAACAATTGCTTTAAAATTAAATAGATTATCCATTTGCTTTATATATATCGCTTGATCTCGATAATGGGTGCTATTCATCAATTTAACATTAACTAAATGTATTTTATATCTTTCACCAGTAGTATAAACTTTAAATATCAATGCTACGGTTTGGTCGCCTTCAAATCTCGCAACGTCGACTGCCATTATATAAAAGCCATCTTTAAATCCTGCTTCTGGTTTAAACTCTGGACGAACTAGTTTACGACATTGAGATATTAATTCATACGAATAATAACTATCTTCACTTCCCCCAGACCATACTGACATATATTCACGTAAGAACGATTCAAGTTTATAAGACGAGTTCTTTAATTTTTCCTGAACCTTATCAGGAGATAATAAACTATGCATTACTGGAATACGGAAATCTCCACCAAAACAAAATGCTTTGTGTGGATCTATGGCCATATCTACTAATGTTTCTAGCGTTCTATCGTGAGCATAAGTTCCACGATATCCCGCAGTAGTAATCATAGTTTGTTGTGCGTGCGGTTCTGTTGGATTAACAATTCCCGCAACAGTTCTACGGTCTACGTTCATCAATGGAATAATAATTTCGTTTACTTCGTCCCCGTCCATTAACGCAAACTCTTCTAATGTTCCCCAGTGTCTACGTCCACCACGGGCTGCATTACTTGTGGCAACGATGTCCATATGACTGCCATTCTTTAATTCAAGTTCGGCATAATCGGAACCAAAGTTACCATATTTCTTTTTAGCTCTATCCACATCACTTATATTAAGTTCGTTAACGAAGAATGGGAATAGCCTAAAGATTTCATTTGTTTTTTCTTCAATGATTTGTGCCGCTTGCTTCTTTGTATCCGCACAGGTAAAACCTTTACTTGCAGGAAGCATTATACTACGAATCATATTAGATATAAAGTTTAAGAATGATTTAGAATACGCACGAGGGAATGTTCCAGATACTTCTTGAAATCTCATACATACTCTTAAAAACACTCTTTGATAGAAGAATAATTTGAAGAATGAATCCTTTGGAGTGATTACATCAATCAAATAGTCTGGATATAAAGTAAATAATGTTACTATATCTTCCATTTCTTGACGATGTGAATCAACATAAGACGGAGTAATTACAATGTTATCTTCATCATTACGTTCAAGGATAACATCATAATACTCGTCCAATAAAAGTTCTAACTCATTATCTGAATTCATTTTCTACCTGTCTAAACATTTGTTCTAATTCTTCTTCATTTAAGGTTTCTTCTATTTCTATATTTTCTTCACCATTACTAGCATATAAAGCCTCTAAATCATCGTCATCTATAATTGTTCCAGCTTCATCTGCTAGTGATTTTTGATTATACATTTCTGTAGCTGTTTCCTGGCTATCATTAAATAAGCGACGAACATATTGTTGCATATTCTCAATAGTCTTATCAACAACATCTCTATTTTCGTTAATACGGTAGTTTAATACAAAACCTTTCTTTTCTAAGTAAGAAACAAGTTCACTTAACGTATTAATACTATCTTCATTGTTTGCAATCTCATTACCAATACCTAGCTCTTTCATTAATGTATTATATGCTTGTAGGTAAGATACTGCGTCTTTAGTATTACCAGCAGTAATTGACTTATCCGATAAAACGGATAACTTGGCCAGTTTACGAATAACGTCTTTACGAGCTTCGTCTTTAAAAGGATAATGACTTAGCGTATGACGTTCATATTCTTCCATACGCATATAATCATCTAATACTAAATCACTACTAGCTCCCCACTTTTTGCGAAGATATAATAATAAGTCTGAGTGGATAACAGTTATCTTATCAATCAATCCATTGTATTCTCTAGCCTTTTTCCAACAATTGTTTACTTGTTGCCAATCACTGTCTTGATATTCCCCATTACGCATATCATAGCAGTAATCTAATAATAGTGGGCCAAGCTTTTCGTAACTTTTCTCCATTTCAATCCATTTGTTAGTATCAAATGGTAAATCTAAATATTGACATAACTTATCAATAGTTTCTAATTTATATCTATCAACGTGTTGCCCCATACACATAACGCATATAACAGATAAGCCGTTTATTGAATATGGACAAGAATTTGAAGTTGGTAAATATAATTCTAAAGGTTGTTGTTCGCCACATATAGGGCAAACTCTATATTTTCCATCCATAATTATTCACCTCTATTTAATAAAGTAAGTAATTTGTCGGTAATCTTCAAAGTTAAATAATCCTCCAATAACATTGTTTCTATGCCATCTTCTGTTTCCTTTATAAAAACTTGTATATTATCTATTTGTTCTGCTGTAATAACAATTGGTTTATTCAGCATTTTTTTTAGCATCTCTTCTAGCACGTTTTTCCTCCCTACGCTTTTCTCGTTCAACTTTATCTTGATAAGCGCAACCTTTACATATATCTTTCCAACTTCCGTCCATATTTTGACTAAAATTCAATTCATCTACAAATAATTGCTCACCACATTTATCACAAATTTTCCATTTAGTCATTGTTAATAAAGTGCCGTCTGGTTTGTATTTATGTTCATTCCACCATAGATATGCATATTTTACTACTTGCTTAGAAATATGTTGTTTCCAAATGGTGCTAATATAATTAACACTATATGATTTCCCGTTGATTTCAAATAACTCTTGTGCTATTTGTTCATTTGGAATTTTATCTATCTTACGAATTAAGATGTGTTCGTGTTCAGGAGACCATCTTACTCGACCTAATAATTCATCTAAAAAGTCATATATGCCCCACCAAGGATGATAAGGATTATCAATTAATTTAGCCTTCATCCCAGAATAATATTTAAGCATATTATATATATGTTGCCAATTTCCAAAATCAACCATCATAGAACCAGAGCATAATATATGAGGTCCTATGCACATTCCAAATTCGTCGTGTGGTTCAGAATATCCTTGGAAACTCATTCCTGCACCAATGATAGGTCTAAATATATCCTTTAATAAGAATTGCTCTCTACGAAGATCTACCATCCATTCACGTAAAAAATATTTAGTTTGGTATGTTGGGATTAAGCGTCTATTGAAATCTATGTCACGTTTTCCCTCTAACACGTCCTTACAATATTGATATTGCTCTGTGATATTATCAATAGCTTCCCATAAATCCTTCATACCAGGAATATCGGCATCTTGCTCTC